CAACTTGTTAGCGTGCGGCAACAGTTGCTCACCGATTGCAGTTCCCAACAACAAAACGCGGTCAACAAACGTCGAAAACTTTCCGGCAGTGGTCTGACTCAACTCCGACATCATGCCGCCAAACTTACCTGTGGGCCCGACCATTGCGGCCATGGCCTTCTGCATCTCTGGAAAGCCAACCTTGCCGTCAGATACCAACTCTTTAACCTGGCTTTCGGCGACGCCAAACTGTTTGGCCAGTTCGGCAACGATCGGGATTCCGCGGCCTGTCAGTTGATTAATGTCTTCGCCGAATAGACGGCCCTGAACCTGAGCTTTGCCGTAAAGTTCAGCCAACTCGCCGATTGGCGTACCAGTCGCTGCTGCAATGTCGCCGATCATGCGAAGTTCATCGAATACCGTTTCGGATGCAGATCCGAACGAAATCAGCTTCTGAACAGCGTCGCCGATTTCCATCTTCTGGAACGGTGTATCGGCTGCGAATGCGTCCATTTTCCTCATGACGCTGTTCGCAGTCTCCGCACTTCCTGTCAGAACCTTCAACTTAATGCCGAGTGTTTCGGCATCGGCGGCGAGCTTAACCGCTCCCAGTGCAGCAAATGGCAGAGCCGAGGTGCCGAGGCTAAGAATTCCTTGTCCTGCATTGAGCACGGAACGACCCATTGACTTAATGCCGCCAATGAATCCGCTGCCAACTGCTGATGCGGCCTTGACGCTCACCTGAGCCGTCTTTTCCAGCGTTTTGTTGAGCCCTTTGACCACCGCCGTAGCGGTGCCCACCGGATTGATTAGAGCCCTGATCGGCAGTGTCAACAAGCTGATTGCTTTGGCCGCGACACGTCCGACAACCCCGAGCGATGCCAACGCAGCTCCCGCAACCCGAGACGCTGCCCCGAGTCCCATGAGAGCAACAAAGATCACCTTGACCTTTGGCGGCAGAAAGCTGAACAGCTTCGACAGAATCTTGAGTTGCAACTGAAACGCTTTGAACGTGATGTAAAGACGAACCGCACCGCCGGCGAGCCCCATAAACGGTGAAATAAGCGACCACGCCGCAGACGCCGCGAGCTTCAAGGCTGAAAACACCAAACGAAAAGGCCCGAGGATCAATTTCGCAGTTTTTATCGCCAGCGAACCGACCATCATGAACGCACTGCCAATCATACGGAGCGGCATTAGCAGAACTCTGGCCCCGTCGGCAGCAAGCCCAAAGGCATAGGCCAGCGTCGTCGTGGTCTGTCGGAGGGCAACCGCACCGATCAAGGCAGACGTGAGCCCCTTTGAGAGAGCCGCCGTTGAAGCGACCATAACGCCGCTGGTGCCGGTCGCCATTTTGATGCTGCCGGAAAGCAGGCTTGCTCCTGATGCGGTCAGGTCCAGCGTCTGCTCGAGCGTGCGGAGATTCTTGTCAATCTCAATCGTTGCTTCCTGCAGATCATTCATCGAATCTGCCGTATCGATTAGTCCGTTTTCGAGTCCGGGACCAATCCGCAGAGAGTTCAAATTGCTGACCGCGTTCACCGTTTTGCTGGCTGTTTGCGTCAAATGGTTCAATGCGATTTGACTTTTGGCAATGCCGCCCTCGAACGCCTTTGTGTTAGCGCTCAGCCGGACAACAAGATCACCAATCGTCTTCATTATTGCTTGACTCCTGCCATTGCCATCATCGCCCCAATTTGGGCGGCTGTGGCTGGCTTTTCTTCCACTTCATCCGGTCGCCAGTTCACACCATGAACGATGCACGCTTTTTTGATGTCATTTGGCGTCTTCGGTTCATCCTTCGTGGATAACATCGCCGCCCCGAGGACTGCCAGTAATTCCACAACCCCGGCATTTCCGATCGGGCTGATTGCATCCTTGGCCACCCAGACATCAAGATCACCTGGCGACATTGATTCCAAGAGCTTGTCGACCGACGGAACACCCCAGATCTCTGCGAGTTCGCAGGCAATCAGGTAGCGTCTGTCGGCCCTGATTTTTTTTCCGCTTCATCCTTGTCGTTGTCCCCGTTCACTCGCTGACATGCGGCAAAGATTCGGTCGATGATAAACACGCTTTGCAGGCCTAACGCTGCCACGTCTTCCGGTGCAAACAGTCGGTTTCCGCTGTCGTCGATGCAGCAGGCCACAAGCATTCGTTCCCGCATCTGCCGTTGACGGGCCACATCGTGTTCGCCCTTTTTGACGAACTGCATGTCAAACGCGCCTTTTTCTTTCGCGTTCATGCCTTTGACGGTGACGGAAACACCCTCGCCAAGTTCCGGGAGTGGTACGACTTCCGTTGGCGTCTCAATCGGCTTCAGCAACAGCTCGCGGACATTCAGTGCCATTTTGTTCCTTTTCAACAAGTTCAAACGTTCTACGCAATAGTTCGGGACATCCGTCGCCGGAGACGAAGAACTCACATTTGACGAGCGGTGCCAAATCATGAGCCAAATGAATCGAAAGGCTGCGAGTTCTCTCCGGAATCTGTGGAATGATCTTTCGAAGTTCGCAGAACAATTCAGATGTCGCTCTGACTCTCACCATTTCAATCAATCCTCGTGGTCATCATCCCCGGCGATTTCGGCAACCATGGCCGCGTCTTTTTCTTCCGCGACTCGCTCAGCCAGTTGGTTCATCAGCATTGGATGTCCAGTAGCCTTTGCTTTCGCGATTTGATCTACAGTAAACAACGCTGCGCATTCCTCGTCGGCAGGCTCTGCAATTCCGCACCCGACAAGCCGATAGACTTCCGGCCCTTCAAGAATGCGGCCAACTTCGCGGATCCGCTTTTTAACTGGCAGTCCGTTCACAATTGCATCACGCAAAATGAACGTGCCTTCCGGAGCCTGCGAGCTGGCCTCATGCTCGAATGTAACTTTGACTTTCAATGGATCACCTCAGATTATGTGGGCCACGTTGGCTGGCCGTTGAGGGTAAACGTGACGTTAGCTTTCACGCCGTCATCTTTGTTGATGGTTTGACCAACCTCGATACCAGCAATCTTGTATGGCAATTCAGTTGCCGGCGAATCCGCATACAGGATTTTGCCATCAAGCTGACTTGCCGCCGCCACTGTTGGCGTCGTGATCTCGTCAGTGATTGCTTGGTGTCCAGAGTTCGTCGGCAACCAGAACAGTTCTGCCGAAATGTCTGGAGGCGTTGAGTAGCCGTTTGCAAGGCGAACCATTCCGCTTGCAGACTGACTCAACGTCGTTCCGTCGTATGTTTCCGACTTGGCACCAGAGATTTCCACCGAAATCACTTCTGCGATTGCCGCCAGCGATCCCGCAACGTCCATCTGCAAAACTGTGCCCTTTGATACCAGTGGCATGGCTAACCCTTTCGTATTTCAATTTTCGTGGACGGCTGGTTTCCAACCGCAGAACCTATTTGACTTGCAATGTGCTCGAGAATTGCTTTTGACTCTTCTCGGTAAACTTGTTCGACTCGCTGTCGCGTGTCTGTTCCTGAAGTTTCGTAACGAGAGTTTGCAGGAAAGATGACTCCAGCAACGGCTCTCAAATCTCCTTTGCGATGAATCGACGTTGTGTACCGTCGCGTTTTTGTTCTGCTTGCGGGTGTTTTTGAACGCAGCGATTTCTTGAACAGTTCTGCGCCAGATCCGACGGCTTCGGATACCACCGCTCGCATGCTCTCCGAACACTCGTCAAGGATTTGGCGAAAGTCTGCCATACCGTTTTTGCTTTCCGTCCAGCGTGACGGCATTTGACAGCCTTCGCTCCTGACGCCTGATTCCGATCGTTCTCATTCCGTGAACAGAATCGCCGCTGTCTGAAAGGTGCCAGAGGTTACCCTTGATGGTTGCCGTCAACGGAAACTGGCCTCCATAACTAAGCTTAGACACGTCAACTTCAGCTATTTCAACCTGTCCCGTGTATGTCGTCATTTCTTCTCCGCTATCGTCTCTCACTGGTTCATCGATCGTGACGATCCCATTGAGACTGATTGTGGAGTGCTGGCAATGAAAACACACTGATTCCGCAAAGTGCTCCGTGTTCAGAAACACAGTCGAAACGTGTTCCTCAATTAGCCGGTTTAAGCTCATTGGCTGGTTCCGTTTCTTCTGGAACAACTTCGTCTGTGATCACACGAGGCCTGGCTTTTTCATCGAAGTCGACAGGCACTAACGCCACGCCGATATCCGACCGCAATGCCTCAACCTCGGCTGCCGACAAATCGACAGGAACGCCAGGAGAGAACTCAAGCGTCGACTTGACTTCCTTGCTCCTTTTCCCTGTCGTGATTGTTCGGCGAAAGTTTGCAGGCCAGTTTTTTTTCAGCATTACCCAGGGCATAAACAGCGACTTTCAGAAACAGACGCCACCACCGAAATGATGGCGTCTGTTCGGCAAAGAATGGATTAAGTGAACGTGGTCAAAACGGCTTTCCACCAAGCCAGATAACCGAGGTTGTACCGAGCGTCGGTCATCATCTTCAGCACCTTGTATTCAGGGTCGTCGGCACCCTTCCACGTTGGCGTCTGAATCGGCTTTCGCTTCTGAAACACAAACGGCTTCAGTGCTCCACCGAGATTGAACGTGTAGAACTTCGTTGCGTCCGTGAGGATCGGACTCACAATGATGCGAGGACGATCAATAACAACGTTCGTGGCCCCGTTGCTGTTCAGGGCGGCATACAGCCCTTCATAAGCAACCAGCTCAAGCTCCGGCGGAACAATCACCAGCAAACTTGACATGCTTGTCGACACCGGACGATTCAGCTTTTTGCCCTGATCGTTAGTGAACTTCAACATTGCAGTTCGTGCCGCATGAAACGCCGTTCGAAACTCTGCCGCAGTCGGTGTAGTTCCGTTTGCTGCGGTCGCGGTCAGGTCGTTGTCCTGAGTGCCGGAATCGCCCCAACTGTGGTCAGTGTCAAAGAAATACTGCCCATCGAAACATGGTGTGGTTTCACCAGCAACCAACGTTTCAAACAGCAAATCGTCTGGGTGCAAAGCGGCTTCGTTACCGAAGTCTGCCATGACCGTCGACATCAGGCCAAGACGATCATCGTCAATGTCGTCCTTCTCAAACTCGACAGAGTTCTCCCACTTGCGGTTGCTGATCGTGAAGTCAGCCGCACGCAGCTTCTTGAACTGGCGATCGCCCAGCCATTCCCTGACGCCCGGCATTGAGCCAAGCATCCCATACTTTTCATCGGCTCCGTTGCTTTGCACTTCCGCACAGAGCGTCGGATAAAATGGCGTTGCCGCCACTACGGCTTCGCGAAACTTCTGAGTGAGGTCTCGCTGAACCGAGATATACTTCGCAGTATTCAGAGACATTGGGAGCTTTCCTTTCGAAAGCTCCGTTGTGGTAACAATTGAAAAATCAACTCAGCTGCGGGAGGTAAGTGGGGGCTGGTAGCTATCCAGCGGTCCCACCTCCCACAACGGAGACACAAATTAGACGGCAGTCCATGTTCCAGTGAATCCGAAGACCGACCATGAGCCAGCTTCGACACACTGGATATCAACAGTTTCACCGATCGCGTCGGCTACGATGTAAGCACCTGCGGCGGACGGCACCCCGGTGGACGGAAGCGAAATCGTTTCCGTTCCATTCGGATCGATTCGCAACTGCTGGGCAACACCCACGCGAAACCGGTACTTCAGGCCGGCCACTGCTGCGGGCAGAGCAAATGTCACTGCGCCTGCGGCTCCAGTGTTTGTAAATGTTCGGCCCGAATCGCCAACCGTCACTGTGTAGTCGGCCGTTTTAACGACGGTCGCACTGACGGGTGACATTCCGTCAGGGTCAATGCAGACCAGAATCTTAGTGCTGCTGACATAGCCAACACATTCGCCGATATACACGCCAGAAGCTGACGGGGACGTCGTGATTGTGTAGTTGTCAGTTGCAAACACTGGTTGCCCGACGCTGGCTTGGCTGAATCCAGTCCCGACAAGCTCAAAAACGCCTTCTGCGTAGACTTCACCCTGCAATGCTCCGTTTGCTCCGGATGAATTGTCGACGTAGGCCACCGCGATCCCTGCGAATCTGTTTGCACCGGTTGCGGTGTCATCGTCCAGGTAACCGGTTACGTTGACGAAACTGAGGGTGCCCTCATAAATCGTCGTCGATGCAGCGACAGGGAATGACTGTCGGTCGCCTTCCTGCCGCTTTGTGAGTTGATTGGCAGTCACTGCCATGATTAAAGCTCCTCAAAAACTGACTATGAAGAATCGCCCTTGCGGAGCGTGTTACTTTTTCGCTGGAACGAAATCTTCCAGCCCATCTTCGGCACGTCGGAGCGACACATACTGCTCTTCCGTCATGCTGTACTTTCCGGCCTTAAATTCGGCCTTGTACTTGGCATTCTCGTCTGGTGTTTCGTCGGCTGCGGAGCCTCCGCCGTCACCAACTGGAGTGTTCGATTTGCAAAGAACGTTAAACAACTCGCTCTGCACTTCTGCGACACTCGATCCCTTCTCACAGAAGCCTGCGGCCAAGTCGTCTTTGCCGGCCTGCTTGCAAAGTGCTGTGATTTTCGTGACTCGCTCACGTTCTTCCTGGCGGGCCAGATCTGCTGCGGTCTTGCGTTCTGCTGCCAGATCAATCTGCGTTGTTTCGACTGGCTTTTCAGGTGCTGAAACTCCGGACATTGAATGCCCTTTCGCTTTGAAGTAAGTCGCCAAAAATCCGTTGATACGAGCGGTGACGACTTCCGGCTCTGCATCTGAGAAATAAGCATCCAGCAGCATCGTTGCTTGGGCTGGTAGATTTCGATTATCGACCTCTGCACTGAAAAAACCGCCACGAGTCGCAGCAGGTTCATCAACTACGTCGGCAGCATGAACAGCACGAAACCTTAGAGGAGTCCGACCTTTCCATTCTGGATCTGCCGACCGCTTTTCAAGCCTCAGTTTTTCCATTTCAGCGTCGTTGATCTTTGTGGCCAAACTGACTCCGAACATGTCCGGATCGTCTTCAGCCATGTCCATGACATACGTTCCGAGGTCGCCTTGCGGCGACTTGAAAGCCTGTTCTGCCAGATGCAAATCACCAACAAGCTTTTCGCCTTCGACGCGAACGTCTTTCCATCGGCCTAAAAACGATCCCATGCCGTCAGCACTCATGTTTGGGTGAGTGAATCGAGCTTTTGCACCGTTGTTGCCGCGGCTCATTAGCTCTTTCGCATTGGCCAGTGTGCCTTCATCTACAGTCCACGGGCGTTCGTCGTTGATGTCGCCCAACTGCATCAGGTTTGCACCGAAAATAATCTTGGCTTTCCGGTCAACCCGTGGAGAGCTATTCAACACAGACGTGCGAAACATGTCTGCCTGCGGTGGCGTGTCAATTGCTGGCATTGGCTGCCTCCGTCTGCTGTGCTGTTTCCATCGGCGTTGGCTCCGGAGCTTCAGAATCCGCCGTATCGTTCGGCTTGATTCCCATCTGGCGAGCCATCGCCCGTTCAATTTCACGCTGTGCGAAGGTTTCTTCAAGGTCGCGTTGACGCTCTCCGAGTTCTTCCTCCAGCGTTGTCAGGTTGTTATCCAGTTCCAGAATCGTTGCTTTGACTTCTTCCGCCGGATTGATTGCATAAGACCACTTTGGAGCTGACCAGTTGTGTTTGTTAAAGTGGTGCCGATTGTCGCGATACGTTCGTGCGTCGAGATCGACAGCCCCAACGATGACAGCCTCTTCAACGATGCGGTTCCAGATAGGCCGCAGGATGGACATGATGATCAGCTTTTGCCGAACTTTGCACGAGATCTTCGCACCGTTCAGGATGATACGACCGCCAGCAAAGGAAACGCCTCGCCAGTCCTTCATCAACATTTCATATGGCCAGTTTAAGGCAGCTGCAATCGTGCGGTTGTTGTACTCCTGAAGAGTTCCAACTGCGTTGGCCTTATTCGGCGTTGAGAAAACAATGTCATCATCTGGGCCGATGTAGTTGACTGATCCCGGGCGAACGTCCTGGAGACGATCTCTTCCGCTTGTTGCAGTTGCAGCCCCAATTGCCTTGGCGACTGGATTGGTTTTTGATTTAACGAATCCGGCAAAACACGCCTCAACCTGAGCCCCGATAATTCCGGCTTCGGTCAGGTCTTTCCCATCTTTAGCTCGATTGAGTGCCCGAGTCATCCACGGCAAACCGCGCGACTGACCTGCGAACCACTCAACAAAGACGTGCAGAACTCGCCACGCTGGAACGAATGTGTATGCAAGGCTGAATTCTTTGTTGTCGT